GTGGTCAAGGAGGCGGTAATGCTGGTGGTAGCGGTGGCTCAGGTATTGTAGTTCTCAGATACAAATTTCAATAGGAGATATATATGGCACATTATGCAAAATTAGACTCTGACAATTTAGTTACAGACATTAATGTTGTCGATAATGATGTTGAAGATGCTAAAGGAGAAGCTGGTACAATTACATGGTTATTAAATGGTTGGGGTGGTGATAGTTGGATAAAAACTAGTTACAACGGTAATTTACACAATAGATATGCACACATTGGAGATACATATGATGCGGCAAAAGAAATGTTTATTGCTCCAAAACCTTTTGCAAGTTGGACATTAGTAGATGCAACAGGTGAATGGGAAGCTCCTTTAGCCGAACCAGCAGATGTAGAAACTTTTCCTTATTATTATTGGGATGAATCAGCATATCAAGCAGACAACACAACAGGGTGGGTTGCTAACAGTTAAATAATTTAATTATTCTCAGGAGGGAGAATGAATAAATCAAAAGAGTTTTACTTTCTTTTAGGTGTTCCTAGAGCTGGTAATACTGTATTAGGTTCACTTATTAATCAAAGTCCTAATGTAGCATTATCGGCTAATTCTGTTTTAATGGACGTAATTTATAATTTAAACAATATAAAACATTACAATCCATATTTTACAAATTTTCCTGACCACAAAGCATTTGACAACATTACTAAAAATGTTTTTAAAAATTATTACAAAAGCTACAAAAAATCAAAAATTATTGATAGAGGTTGTTGGGGTTCAATAGGAAATTTATCCGCTTTAAAAAAAATTGTAAAAAAACCTAAATTTGTAATCTTGTATCGTCCTGTTTTAGAATGTCTAGCATCATATGTTAAATCACAAAAAAATCCATTTGTAGACGTAGTTACTTCTCACTTCATGGCAAATGATGGTTTACTAGGTTTATCACTTCACAGTATTGAAAATGCTCTTGCATCAGGCGAAGAGTGTCTTATTATTACATATGACCAGTTTGTTAAAAATCCTCAAGACGTAGTTAATAAAATATTTACTTTTATAGGTGAAGATACTTTTAATGTAGATTTAGATAATTTATCACAATTTAATATTAATGGTATGTGTTATGACGATTCAGTATTAAATGAGCCTTTACACACAATAAGAACAAATGGTATTAGTAAAACAAAAACAAATATTGAAGATTATTTAAACGAAGACATAATTAATAAATATAAAGATAGGGAGCTTAATTTATGAAAGATGTTAAACGGTTTATGATGCCTGATAATACCCACATAGGTGGATGGATTTTCCCTGAAAAATTAATAGATAGTATTTGGGAAGATTGGCATGACCCTACTTTACAACACCATAAACATCCGGGCAGAATTTTTCCAAGTCAGGCTAAACATGCAAAAGATTTTCGTGTTCTTAAAAAAACAAAAGAATCAATTGAAAAAGCAATATATCCACACAATAAAACAGAACCATGGTTTGAGTACGAATATTTGTTACAAAAATGTTTAGAAGATTATGTAAAACATTATCCATCATCAGGTCACACATTTCCATTTAGCATTAAAGGTAAATACAATGTACAATGGTATCCAAAGAATGGAGGATATAAAATATTACACCATGAAAATTCAGGTTCTGTTACAACAATACATAGACATTTAGTTTTTATGACATATTTAAATGATGTAGAAGATGGTGGCACAAAATTTCCACAACAAGCTATTACAACACCTTGTATAAAAGGGTTAACGCTAATTTGGCCTGCATACTTTACACATCCACATGTTGGTCAAATAAGTAAAAAATCAGAAAAAATGATTGTAACTGGATGGTGGAATTTTAACGATATTTATGATGATTATGCAAAGTAAAATTAACAACGCAATAGCCTTTGGCATAGTAGCTTGTTTCCTTATATTGTCTTTCTCAGCTATGGCTGAAACAACTAAAGTAGAGCAAACAACAAACTCTACTGTGACAACGAACGGAAATCAAACTACGACAGTAAAATCTGCACCGCCAAGCGCCATATCTCCTAATGTAGGCGGAAATAATTCAGACCTATGTACTATCTCATCTAGCGGAGCTTTAGGTACACAGATACTATCCTTGAGCCTAGGAGCTACATACACAGAGGCAAATTGTTTGCTGTTAAAAAAGGCAAGAATGCTCTATTCGGCTGGTATGAAGGTAGCCAGCGTATCTTTGCTCTGTCAAGACCCAGCGATTTTTAAAGCCATGGCTAACGCCGGAACTTATTGCCCTATAGATGGCTTAATTGGCGATGCCGCTAAACGTGCATGGGCTGTACGTACTGAAGAAATACCAATGCCGGAGGAACAACATGAAAAGACTACTGTGGAAAAGAGGGATAGCGCTATTAAGCTTATGGGTGCTGTTGCATCAGCCTTCTTATTCTTCTAGCTACATATACGGAAGCACACCAAACGCCGCTATAAATGGTATGACGTGGGGCATGAACCCTAGTGCATTAGGTGAGCATGGTATTGGTGGTATGGACGTATCAGGTGTTTTGTATTCTTATGAAGCTGTTAAAAATTTAAGTGATGACCTAGTAGTTACTATTGGTAACTCTAAAGTTGGTGGTGGTACAGTATTTGAAGACATAGAAGACTGGTCACAAAAGTACGGTGGTAAGATTAAAAAAGTTTTGCCTATGCCATATACACCACTTGCAGTATTTGGTGATGGCTACGTTAAAAAGACTGGACAAGGCACAATAGAAGATGTCTCAGTCATTTATCTGTACCGTTTTGATAGTTGTTTTAACCCACAAAGCGACCCTAATTGCCCCGGCTACGTAAAACCTAAACCACCGCCTGTACCTGAAATTCCTAATTATGATGCATTAGAAGATGAATCTGTTCAGTTAGCTCAAGAAGAAACAGACAGAGAACTGTTAGAAGATGATGAAGAAAACAGAGATGACGAAGATGAAGAAGATAAAGACGCTGACCTAGAGTTTGCATTAGCTAGTACAACTAACGCATTGACTATGGCTAATCAAGTAGCGCAATCTGTTATATTAAATTCAATAAATAGTGCTACAAACATTGGCACATATTACGTAGCAAAAATTCCTGATAGTTACATTACCGAGTCTGTCGTTTTACAAGGTGGTAATATCGTGGATAATAGGAGAGCATTAAGGAGCTTGGCGCAAGATAATTTAATGAATGAAATGATAGAGGAGCAATACAAATGAAGAAACTATTAATAACACTTAGCTTAATACTTAGTGCAACGCCAATCTTGGCAGAAAATATTGACATTACTGGAACGGTACAGAGCAGATGCACCGTGAATATGGATACTCCGGGTGCGTACGGAAACCCAAATGCTCACACACTTACGACTGCGCCGGCTAGTTCAGGAGTTGACCCTATCGTAAGATTTGATGTAACTCTTGCTAATGCTTATCACGCGCAAGTTAGTTATCCTACAGCATTTACTTCAAGTCCATCATTGTCAGACACCGTTAGCTGGGTAGGTACTGTTGCTGTAGCACAAATGAGTTCTTCTGACCAAAGTGGGTATCAGGCGGCTAGTACAACAAGTGGCTCGATGCGAAATTACGCTTTGGCTCACGCCGGCACTTTATGGATAAAAGCTACATCGGTTGCAACTTATGGTGGTGGTCAAGCTAAAGCTTTTCCGGGCGGCGCATATAAAGCAGTAGTATTAGCTGAATGTATCGCTCAATAGGGATATGTTTATTACTGTTTAATTACACAGTATATAGTCATGAGATGACACCGACCTATCCGAAGTGGCAGATTAGTTCGGTACAAGGTGTAAAGAAAACAACCATGGAGTTGTGGAACTCTAGAGAGGATGTAGGTTATTATGAGGTTGGTGTATTTGATGGTGAGTGGAAACCAATACCATTTGTAACAGCTTATAAGATTATTAAACTTAATTATTTAAGTAAAGTTAATTTTGATATTTACATAAGAGAAAAAGACATAGTAGAAGCTAGATACGTTTGTTCTTTGTCTAAATTAAGGAGTAACGATGAGAGTAAGACTTTGTTAGCAACTAGAATATGCTCAAAATTCAAATAAGATGTTTGTTATTAGCTGTTCTTTGCACACAATCAATGGCTAATAGCACATCTCTTAATCTAGCATTGCCTAGTGCTGGAGTTGGTTATGGTACAGACAGTATTAAAGCTGGTGATTTAGACTGCCAAAATTCTATTGGCGGAAGCACAAATTTTGAATTAGGTTTAACTGGGATAGTAAATAACGCTACTTCTTTGTTTAGTACAGATGATAAAAACAATCCACAGACTAAAGATTTTGGAATTTATGCACGCATAATTGTGCCATTAGACGCTCCAAAAGAACGAATTAATTGTAATACCCTGTACCAACTTGAACTACAAAGACGCAGACTAGAGGTAGAAAAGTTGCGCGCAGAGATAGAACTGTTAAAATCTATGCAGATAGGAGATGGATTTGACAACTGATTTAGGTGACAAGGTAGCAAAGATAGAAGGCTTAGTCGATAAGAGGATTAAGATTGGTAGCCTTAGATTTACCTATACGCAGTTAGTAGGTGCGTTTGCCTTGCTTGGCAGTATTCTAGGAACGCTTTATGGAGGGTTCTTAATGTATCAGAAGGTAGAGTCCTTAGCTTCATTAGACCTTGGAGCTATAAGTTCTCAGATGAAGAAGACCTCTGCTGACGTACTCCGGGTAGAAGAAGTAGCCAAAGAGATTAAAGTAGAGCTAAAGGAAGACCTTGCTAGGCTTAGAACGTCTAGTTATAATCTTGAAAATAGAATTGACACTAAGCTTCAGTCTATTGATGTACGTATTACTACGATGGATAATAAGCTTGATAAATTTGACATACAGCTAGATGCTACAGAAGAAAAACTAATGAAACGAATACAACAGTCATTAGACAATCCATTAAACAACTGATAACATAGGAGATACTATGAAAAAAAGAAATAAAAAACCACCAGTTAAAAGATACTAATGACTGCACTACAACAAAAACAACTCGATAAACACGAGAAGCAGATTGCTGACCTTTATAAAGACGTTAGAGAAATTAAGAATATGAATCTTAAATTTATGTCTATGGGTAAAGGATTGTTAATTGGTTTTGCTGTTATGGTAGCAACTGATATAGGAATTGGTGAACTACTGATGAAACTTATATGATTAGTTTTTTAGCAAACATAGCACCAATAGCACTAGGCTTTCTTGGTAAGTTATTTGCTTTGAAGAGTCAAGCGGCTCAAGAACAACAGAAACTAATGATAGAGAACATGCAAGCTCGCAATGATTCTATTAATCAAGCAAGAGCGGCGGCAGACAAAGAATCACCTATGGCGGCTTGGAACAGGCGAATAATTATTCTTGTAATTTTAGCGCTTGTAATTTTTACGCAAGTAGCACCAGTCGTTTTTAATGCAGAAATGGTTATACCAACAACTAAAGAGGGTTTAAACTTTTTAGGTTTGTTTCAACTTACCCCGGATGTAGTCGAATACATAACTGTACAAGCTGGTTCAGTAGTCAAAATGGATGAACTATTCGGATGGGCAACCATGATTATTGAGTTCTATTTCGGCGCACAGCTCGCCAAAGGCAAATAAAAGGAGAAGATATGCCAGTAAAAATTGAATACCAAGAGATGCCACACATGATGCCAGTACCTATGGAAACTAAATCCAAAGGTTTTGTAGGAGGAATTATCTTATGGCTCACTAAGACTAGAACGTGGGAGATTACTAAAGATTGGAAATTTCACATAACACATGATGGTAACACACATCCAACGTATTACGTCATTCCTAAAGGATTTATCTTTGATGGCGCTTCAGTACCTAAACCATTAAGAAGTTGGCTCTCACCTATGGGTGTCCTCTTGAGTGGTGGTCTCGTACACGACTATGTGTATAAATTTGAAGTTCTCAAGTTAGGTGGCAAGAAGGGTGCTACAGAGAAAAAGACTCAAAAATGGGCAGATATGCTCTTTAGAGACATTTGTGTAGATGTTAACGGATTTAAACTGATTAATTACCTAGCGTACTACGCACTTAGATTAGGTGGCTGGTTAGCTTGGAACGGTCATCGCAAACGCAACGTACAATGGAATGACTCTTGAGTGAAATTGCACAGATTGAGTTACCACCTAAATTAGTACCAATATTTGAAGGCGAGGCAAGAATTAGAGCCAGCTATGGTTCTAGAGGTTCAGGCAAGACTCGTTCATTTGCACTAATGAGTGCTGTCTTTGGCTATCGCTGGGGTAGCTCAGGTGTATCCGGTACAATACTTTGTGGTCGTGAGTTTATGAACTCATTAACTGAGTCATCTTTAGAAGAAATTAAAGCGGCTATACGTTCAGTACCTTGGCTAGAAGATTATTATGAGTTAGGTGACAAGTACATTAAAAGTAAGGATGGACGAATTACGTACACTTTTGCTGGTCTAAGACGTTCACTAGACTCAATTAAATCTAAGTCTCGTATCTTATTAGCTTGGGTAGATGAAGCAGAGAATGTAAGCGGAAGAGCATGGGATGTGCTACTACCATCTATACGAGAAGAAGACCTTAGTATTGGATTTTCTTCAGAGATTTGGGTGACATGGAATCCGGAGTCAAAATATTCTGCAACGCATGAAAGATTTAGAGCTAACTTTCCTAGCAATTGTAAAATAGTTAAGTTAAATTACACAGACAATCCTTGGTTTCCAAAAGTTCTTGATGACCAACGCATAGAAGACAAAAAGAAACGTCCGGATATGTACGAACACATTTGGGAAGGTGGATTTTTAGTTTACTCAGAGGGAAGTTATTACAGCTCTGAAATGAGAAGAGCTAAAGACGAAGACAGAATTGGTACAGTAAGATATGACAGAGCTAAAGGAGTAGTAACAAGTTGGGATTTAGGGGTAGGCGACAGCACGTCAATCGTTTTCTCACAATTTATTGGTACTGAAATTCACATCATTGACTATTATGAAGCATCAGGTGCTGGACTAGAGCATTACGCTAAGGTGTTACAAGACAAAGGGTACGTTTACGACCAGCATGTATTTCCACATGACGTTAGAGTTAGAGAATTGGGTACAGGTAAGAGTCGTATTGAAACATTAGAAGGTTTAGGAATTAGAGATATTGAAATAGCACCTTCATTACTTATAGATGATGGCATTCAAAAAGTTAGAGAGCTGTTGGACAGATGTTATTTTGACGAAGTTAAGTGTGAAAAATTAATAGATGCTATGTTAAATTACTCAAGAGATTGGGATGACAATGGTAAGACGTGGAGAATGAGACCAAAGCACGATTGGAGTTCACATGCGGCAGACTCGATGAGGTATCTTGCTATTGGGTACACACCTTACAATGAAGCTTGGGATAAACCTTTAAGAAGAAACATAAAAGGTGTTGTTTAATTAGATAGTCTTTAATGCTAATCGCCACATTGGGTCTTCGTAGCGTAATAATATTTCTTCTTTCTTTTGTTTTCCTTTAGGTCTACCACCTTTAGCTTTATTAAATGGAGCAAATATTTGAACAGGGTCGGTGTGTCTGTTTAAACGATTTCTTGCGGCTGATTCTGTACAACCAAGTTCTGCTGATAATTCTCTTGATGTTATTTTTTGACCATCGTCTAGCATGTACGTCAGAGTTCTACGCTTACCCATTAGTGAATGTACTGCTCGTACTGTGAGAACCACAAAGCTATGTATACGATTGCAGTAACTTCAATAATAAAACCAACTGAATAGAAAAAAATTAACCATGACCAAATCTTTCTCATTGTTTTCTCCTATGTATGTCAACTAATCCACTAAACAAAGCATTGCGTGTTTGTGTAAAGACAGCTAATCTTTTTGCTAGTATCTTGGATTCTGCATCACCTTTTAACAAAGCACCTAATATATCCATTGCTTTCTCACCTTTAGTTTCTTTATCAGCAAAAGCCATAAGCTCTTTATCTGTAAATTTATTTTTCATCAGGCATACCTAGTGTCATTAACAACAGCGTAGCACCAGCGCTAACCAGTCCTGTACCAATCAGCGCAAGCAATGGAACTGTAGTTTCAATTAAGAATGTCATAGTTTTCTTCTATAAGATTTGCCATAGACTTTCTTTTATCTAATTCTACACCTTTTTTTCTAAGTCTTTTTTCAAGTTGAGCTTTAGTAAAATGTTCTGTAATGTGCTGTATGTTCAGCGATTTACTCCAGTATGGACGTAGTTTAGTCATTGTCATTCTCCTTATCTATATCTTTTTGGGTTAAGAAACCAGCGCAGTTGCTCATGATTTCGCTCGTACAAATAAGCTGGTCATCATCTATCACGTTCGGTGGTATTAATAATGAATCATGCTTATCTTGCAATGCACTACAGCCTGATAACAATAGCGCTAATACAATTATTTTAAAATGGGATGTCATCGTCAAACTCCTCAGATGCAACCGGGGTAATAGAAGCTGGAGCATCAGCAATTTGTTGAGCTGGAGCTTGAGTATTAACTTTCTTAGATAAAATCTTTAGCTCAGAACCAAAGCCGCCAAGCTTTACCTCAGTCACGTATTTCTTTTCACCGTTTGCGGCAACATAGTCTCGGTGAGTAAGCTGTCCTTCTATGTACAATTGAGTACCTGTATCGAGGTCTAATTTTTGTACAACTTCCGCGAGACGATTAAAAATTGTTATGCGGTGGTATTCAGCCTTGGACTTCTTTTCTCCGGAAGTTTTATCTACCCAAGATTCGTTTGTTGCTAAATTTAACAGAGCTACTACTCCGCCAGTTGACGTGTTTTTGATTTCTGCTGGCTTGGTTAAGTTACCAATCAACATGACTTTATTGACCATTACATCTCCTTATATTAAATTAGGTGGTTACTTAACGGTAACCAATCGGTAGCGTTTGTTTTAACTTTACGAGGCTAGGACACCCCGACTTCAGCATAGGTGCTACACCTCTGAGTTCTTTTGAGCAAGTTTACTTGCCGCTTCTACATTACGTTCATGCTTTGCTTTAGCTTTTGCTTGACGCTCAACTAATAATCTTTCTTTACGTTCTTCCATGTATTCAAGATGTTCCGGTGTCAAACCTAATTTTACTCTTGAAGCTAATGGCACATTACCTCTGTAATCTTTTTCGACTTCAGCAATGCCTTCTTCATCATCAGATTCAATAGCAATCATTAACTTACCTGTTAGGCTTTCAGATTTATATTGCATTAATTCATCTTGCCTATCCATAGACTCCTGTTGAGCTATTGCCGCTTTAATTGTTCCAGCAGTATCCACGCTCGATTCTATACCTACGCCTAACATCCCAAGAGCGCGCCCGACAGAACTGGTCTCACATATTTCGACAAATGATGTCTTGTTAATAGTAGATGCATTTTTTTCTTCATGTGCTAAACCTGTTGCTACTAACTTACCATCAATAAAAATTCTAGTCTTGCACATAATGGTTTCACCATCAAAGTGA